TGATGCTATTGGCCAGTTCTGCCCAGGTGTCGTTATTCTTTTCTTCCACCATCGGGGTTTCCGGCATCCGTCATTCTCCCTTTCAGTTCCGCTTCAAAGCGTTCCAGAAACTCTTTCTGCTGTTGCTGAAACGCAGTGTACTCCGTTTCTGCCTTGATTTTTTCGCCGACCGCCTTTATCCATGTCCAGTCCTGAACAGTCAGAGACTTAACGGCGTCACCCTGGACTTCCGCCATTTTGTCCGGCGTTTCGTCCGTGATGACAAGGCAGTATTTTTCATTGGCCTTGAAGTATTCGTACTTCTCGGCTCGTTTTATGTTCTCCGCCGTCGAGCGGCAAACCCAAAGCTTGTTCATCATCTGACTCCAAGGCGTCCGCTTCGACGCTTCTTGCCGTTCGGATTGATCGCGTACTCTCCCGTTATCCCGGAATACTGTTTTGCGAGTTCTTCCCACTCGTTTTTCCTTCGGTTCTGGTAGTAGAGTTCCGCTTTCTCCAAACGCTGCGCGATCCGGCAGGCATACAGCAGAGCAGACCACATATCCTTTTGGATGTACTTATTGATCTGCTGTTCCGTCCATCCAATCGCTCCGTACTTCTTTTGAAGATTTGAGATTTGTCTGGCAAGACGGTTGGTTGCGCTGTACGGAAGCTGGATTTCCTGGTCTCTCAGGTCATCTTTTATGTCATGCTTCAGCTTGTAAGCCTGGAGTCCTTCGTAGAGGTTCTGCGTCAGCAGCCGAAGATTTCCATTCTCGAACTCACGTTCGATGTAATCAAGCATCACCGTGTTCGGATCGGAACCAGATGCACCGGTTGCCTGCATAGCGTACAAACAGGGAATGGCATTATCCTGCGCAAGCACAGCGAACGTGGGATCGTTATTCATCGTGCGCATGGGCGGAAGTCCGTCTCCGAGATCCTCGTGCAGATGCTCCATGACGCTCAAGCCATAGCTTCGTGCGTCAACAACAATGAACGCCGGTCTTCCGTTTTCGATGCAGTAATCTTTCCATCTCCGCTTTATGAGCACAGCGTGTTCTCTCGCGTTTTTCGGTGGGCGACGATCTTCCACATATACAAGAGATTTGCGGTATGAATCCATTACCGTACTGTGGTGCTGGCGTTCGCATTTCACCACAGCCATCGCCGTCATGGCGTTGCCGGATACATCGCGGGAAGAAACGTCGTATCCGATGATGTAAAAGCACTCAGGATCTCCGCAGTGCTTATCCTCCATCACTTTAAGCTTACGGCTTGATGCAAGGATATCGTCCCTAATAATGGGATTTTCTATCGATCCTGTCCATTTGCTTTCGCACTCGCGCATGAACTGCTCGGATGTCAGACGCTTTTTCAGCATCTGGTAATAGGAGAAGGACTTCATTCTCGCAAGGACAGGCACCTGCCACGGAACACTCAGGGCAAAAGTGTTTTCCCCGCTTTGCATTGCCTTTCTCACGTTCATGTAAACGCCATACGCTTCGTTCTCTCTGCGCGTGGCTGACGTGATATAATGGATTTGGCTGTCTATATGGTTTGGATCTTCGTGTCCGTTTACCTTATAGGAAAGCCGGTTCGTTCCCAGAACAATCTGGTTGAAGTCTGCCCAGTTAAATGGGTTGCGGTCTTCCTGTGCGCACTCCTCCGCCACGACGCCGGAAGTGTCGATACCACGGTCGATGTCCATGATGAACTGTGAGCCGAGCGGAGTTGACACCTTGAATGTGGCTTTACCATCGTTGTTCTTTGTGTAGTGATCGGCGAGGATGGGAGTGTTTCGCTTGTATGTGGCAAAAGCTTTCGATGCCAGCGGCGCTGCCTGCACCGCGACCGGGGCGTAGTAGCCTGTGATTTCTCCCGGCCAGAGGATGCCTTTATTGCATTTATCTGAAACGACTACGGTAGTTTTCCCAAGTCCTCTCGCCCCGGTGATAAACACTTCTTCATCACGCGCCATAGCCCTTTTGAGGACTCTGGATATCAGGCTGTTTGAAAACTCTTTGTTTTCGCTCTCGCATATATCTTCAAGCAGATCGGGATAATAGCGAAAAAAACTAATGATAAGGCTCCAGCATTCGGTCGCAAACTCATCGTAGTTTACGCCCTGCCGCCCGGACTTTCTCACATAATGTCCATTGGCGTATCTGTAGGACGATTCCGCCATATGGCATCAACTCTTTTCTTCCGCTGGCGGCTTCATGTGCAGAGGCACAAGCCCAAGGTCTTTGTAGATTTTCTTTTCTTTATCGTCCTGTTCCTTGGCAAACTCTCCGAGCGTGTCAACGATCCCCATTTCGTCCGGCAGCCTGTCAACTTCCGGCACGTTTTCATTGAATGCGGTTGCGTTTCGGATGAGCAGAAGCATCTGATCTGCGGCATCGCGGGTATATCCGTAGGGGGAATGGAACAGGTATGTGGCAAGCTGCTTCTTCAGCTCTTCATAGTTCATCAGGTTCAGACCGGCACGTTCGACAGCTTTTACGATATCGTCGAGTCTTGCTCTGTCCTGCGGCAGTTCATCTTTTTTCCGAAGCTGTTCCGACTCTTTGAGTTTCTCGATCATGCCGTCAACCTTTTTGGCATCATCGAACTCTTTGGCAGCCATTAGCTTGTCTCGTTCAAGAGTCCACCTGGCGATGTCCTTTATCGCCATCTCAGACTGTTGGCTGATTCCGCTGCGCCCCTCGGTCATGGCATCGAATACGCGGTTGAGAACTTCGTAATCTTTTGGGGTGTACTTTTCGCCGTCTGCCCCATATCCGTCACCCCAGAACGCGCGGTTCTCAGCTTTGTCACGCTCCTTATGGGCCAGGTATTCTTCGGGGCTTTCCGCTCCAAGGTCTGATAATTCACGGAATGCTTTTTTTATTTCGTAGCTTCCGTCCTCAAACCCACACCACTTTCCGTTACGCTGATGAAATTTCTGAAAACGAAGCGATGTTATATAGGCACCCCATGGGCCGTATTCTTTAATGTACTTGTAGGCATACTTTAATGCCCCGGGTACATACGGAACATCAAATTTGACACAGCAATAAAAATAGGCGAGATCGGAACCGACAAGCTTCGCAAGTGCAACGTAGTAGGTATTCTGGCAGCTTGTGCAGTAGCAGGTAGGTGCTCCGTGGTCGAACCCGTCGGAGGGCTGCCAACTGTTTTTTTCTGTCAGTTCTCTCCGGCAGTGCCAGCAATATCGAGTTTCGACCGTTTTCTCGTCCATCTAAAATCCCTTCGGACACAATATCTTGTATTTCACTCTACCATATACCACAAAATATTGTGTTTGTCAAGTTCTTTGTATAAAATGACGAAAAGCGCCGGATTCTCCCGGCGCTCTCGTTTATCGGCGCAGTTCAAGCCATAGACAGCCCGACCGCTTTTATGCATTGACGTTTTCTTTCCTGACGTTATCATCTTCCTCGGTGATATTGACGGGATCGGTGTCCAGAGCAGGGCGTTTTCTCCAGTCCCTAAAGACAGCGGGAATGATATCGGCATAGGTATCGTCCTGCTTTTCTTTTTTTTCATGGAATGAATGTGTCTCCTTGCTTTCATTTTCCATGGAGGTGAAAATGGAAGCGAGGATCACAACGACGGTGGCGACGACCCCAACCGTCACGCACATCAAAACGGGATCGCTGACATAAAGGTTATGAGCCATTGCGCAGGTCAGGAGCTGGATGGCTTGTCCGGCCATGAACGCAATGAACAGTCCGATGAGATTGGGATGCTTCATTGATTTTTCTCCTTTTCTTTATTTCCCGGTAGAGCCGAATCCGGCGTCTCCGCGCTCTGATCCTTCGATCTTCTCAACTATCGTATAACCGCCAAGCATGACGGGAAGAACGACAAGCTGCGTGATCTTGTCTCCCCGATGAACGAGATAATCGTCCTCTCCATGGTTATACAGCTTGCATACGATTGATCCCGTATAACCTGCGTCGATAACGCCCTCAGACGTGATGTCGTGTTTCACGTTCAGCCCCGACTTGCTTTTCAGGAACCCGGCATAGCCGTGCGGTATCTCAACGTGGATGCCGGTGTCGATGACGGCGCTTCCCCTTGCCGGTACGCAGGTCTCAATAGGGCTTTTCAAGTCCATCCCTGCATCATCCTCGTGCGCCCTCTCCGGCGGAAATGCGTTCTCGTCTATGGCAAAATACATTCTCACACTTCCTCAATGTAATGACCCATGTCGGCCATGATTTTTTTCTTCAGGGCATACTCTTTCGTGATATGCCCCTTGGAGTCTGCTATGTGGAATTTCCACTCTCCGTCCTCCATCTGCCAGTAGGTGAAGTCCGCCAGATAGTTGATGGCGCGGAATCTCTCTCCCGTGCGCCCGTCTGTGTACGCAGGCTTCAAAAGGAACTGCACCTGCAAGCGGATGTCTTTGACCACACCGGCCATCTCAAGGGCTTTGAGTTGGTCATAGTAGGCGGCTTCACGCTTGGAATCGAATTTGATGACTGTTCCGTCCGGCAACGTCCTGTCTGTCGGTTTCGCGTGGTACTTGTTATCCTTTGGCTTTCGCCCTTCTGCGGCCTGCGTCAGCTCCGCAAGCCGCTTCTTTGCTTCCGTAGCCTGTTCCTTCTGCGCAATCTGCTGCTCATACAGCCTGCGCATTCCGGGCGGCATATCGCTTATGTCTCTGAAGTTCAATGATCTTTACTCCATTCGTGCCAGAACACTAATGCGGAGAGAACAATCATTGTTCCCCAGAAAGCAACCCACTCGTTCATATTTATCTCCTTTCAAAAGGCGTATTTTCCGATATTTCTGAGAACGAATCTCTGTATCCGTCCTGCGGTCTGATGCTTGCGAACATCCCCATGAAGTCCATGAGTACAGCGCCCGTTTCGCCGTGCCTGTTTTTCGCCACGTTCATCTCCATCACCTGCGGCTCCCACGATTTCGGCTGCTGTTCCGGGGGAAGATAGTAGGCTTCCCTGTGGATGAAGATAACGGCATCGCTGTCTTCTTCGATAGCGCCGGAGTTCCGCAGGTCTGCGAGTGTCCCGCGCTTGTCCTGCCGTTGGGTGTTGGCTCGGTTGAGCTGGCAGAGCATGAGGATCGGCGTTCCCGTGGATTTCGCCAGACGCTTGAGCGCATGGCTTGCCATCGTGGTTGGCAGGTACAGGCTGTCCGTCACCTTGTCCGGGATGATAAGACCAAGGTGGTCGATCACGATCAGGTCAAGCTTGCCCGCCTGACGGACATGGCGCTCAATGTCGGACATCTTGGCGTTGGTTGAGTTGATAATCAGATTTCTTCTGGACAGTTCGCCCATCGCCGACATGATTGCTTTCCAGTCCCGGTCTGTGTCCTGGTCGAATGTCCCCGCCATGATTTTCTTGTAGGGGACATTTGCCCGTCTGGAAACGCGACGCGCCCAAAGCTGTTCTTTGGACATTTCCAGACTCTCGTAGAGTACCCGCTTCCCGGTAGCGGCCACATTCTCCGCAATGACGAGTCCGGCTACCGTCTTGCCCTGCCCCGGTCTTCCGGCGAGGGTGATAAGCCCTTC